CTCCTGGAACTACTCCAGAAGATGGTGAGGATCTCACTGTCTTCCGGGGTGGAGAGCCTCCTGCCCCTTGTGGGGCAGGCGGCTTCCCGTTGCAGGGCCGACTGGCTGGGGGGTTTGGAACGTTCGACGTTCCTGGGGTTTTCTACCCAGGCCCTCACGGATGAGATGTTCCGGCGGCGGCAGTTCTGCCGCTGGCGGCATCTCCCAGATGAGGTGTTGATTCAACTCTCGATGATCAAAAGGGCTTTGCCCCTCCCATCCGAAAGGGTGGTGGAGGCGAGCCTCGCTGACCACCAGAGAAATCTGACGTCAACGTTCACGACCGACCCTTCCATCCTTCTTGGTGCCACTGCCTTTGCGAGGGGTTGGTGCCTTCGGTATTTACCGAGGCCCCGGCCCCTTGGCTTGGGTAGCGGCACGTCCGCCTGTCTCGAGAAGACCCGCCGGGAAGGCGGCCTTGCGGCCGCCGTCCGGGAGCTTCTCGAGGCCTGTCCCCCGATCGATCTCGAAGCCCCTCCTGGAATACTTCCCCAGGAGTGGGGCCTCTTGACGGCCGAGGCCCGCCTCTCGAGGCTACCCCTGCCGAAGCCGTGCGCCAAAGTCGCGGTCGTACGTGAGTACGGCCTCAAGGCCCGCGTGGTGACTAAATCACCAGCGGCCCTTGTGGTCCGTGCCCACGCCGCCCGTCGACGTTTGATGCTCGGCCTCCGCAGGGATCCCCTCGTAAGGCGGGTTCTTGCCGGGGAGGGCGAGGTCTATGGCATGCATGTCCCGATTGGGACTGCAGGCCCTCTAGGCCTCGTCTCCTCCGACCTGAAGAACGCGTCCGACTTGCTTCCCTTGGATTTAGTCCAAGCCATCATTGATGGCCTGGCCTCCTCGGGTAAGTTCTTGCCGGACGAGGTGGACGCCCTCCGTGTTGCCGGGGGGCCCCAGTTTGTCGACTGGGGGTCTGGAGAAATCCAGACCTCCAGGGGCATCCTGATGGGCCTCCCGACGACCTGGTGTCTCCTGCACCTCTTCCATGCCTACTGCTTGCAGTTGGCACGTGAGGCTGTTTTGCCTGAGAGACCGGGTCACGATCCTGTTCTCCGTGCACAGGTCTGTGGAGACGATGCCCTAGTCCTCGGGAATATTCCTATTCTCGATGCCTACGACTCGGCTCTTGCAGCCTGTGGTGCTCGTAAGAGCCCGGGGAAGCACTTTCGTTGTGTGGAGGGCCAGGTGAGGAAAGGTGAACTACGGGGGTTGTTCCTGGAGCGTCCTGTGGTTGCGGCGTGGGGGCCGGCGGGACTCGTGTTCACACACGAGTTCTGCCTGACCCTCTCGGGCCTCGTCAATCCCGACGAGGGACTCCATTGTGGTGCCAACCAGGTCGTCGCGAGCGATCGCGTCGCGCCGATTGGGATCGTCATAGAGTCCCTCTGCCGGTCCTTGATGAGGCTCGGGGAAACCGAGATGAACACTCTCGTTGATAAGATCTACCGTGTCCAGAGTACTCTCTGGTCGCGGGAGGTCTCCAGCGCGAGGTCCGTTCCCGGTCTCCTGCCGCGTTCCTTTGGCGGCATGGGCTTCATTACTGGTTCTTGGCCGTTTACCCGCGTTAAGCGGATTGCGTCCAAGTACGTTCGTAAGGCCCTCGCCGTTCAGTTGACAGGCCCACCGGAGATGCGTTCCCTCTTCCAAGAGGGGCTCTCCTGTGTGGCTGCCAACGAGGACGCTGCGACCCTTTTGGATCGCATTGTGCATTCGGTCGGAACCGAGTTGCCCAAGAGACGTGCTCCAGGGGGCGCCCCCTGGTACGATTGCGGCCCGATCGACAAGTTTATTGTCGACCAGACCGTTCTCGCCCAGGAGAGCCTCTCCCTGTGCATGCCCCTTGAGTGGCTCGGTGTCCAGCGGTGGGGTTTGGCTGACCGCCGGGCCAGGGTCCGCAAGATCCGTGAGGATCTCGTGAAACGCTGGCCTGGGGCCAGACCCATCGCTAGGCATCGGATCTGTGATTTAGTCACAAACCCTTTTCCGACCGTCTACATTCCAGGGACGGAAGATACTCGCTTCCCAGGGACCTTTGGGGT